TTTCGTGGCAGACTCCGACTGCCCCCGGGAATTCACCCCCTACGCGCTGCGACAGGCCCGGCTGACGACATGCAGACTCAGCGCGCATCACTCGCATGTGAGGCCCTATGTCCGCGACCCACTTCTCCGGTCCCGTCGTTTCTGCGGCGGGCTTCGTCGGCGTCCTCGTTCCCCCGGTCGGTGTCGGCTACGGAATGATCTTCACCCCGATCACTACCGCGACGTTGCCGCCCGCGAGCGCATCGCTCCTTGGTGCGGTCGCGATGATCAGCGACAACGGCGTCGGCAACAACGAGTACTGCCTCGTGATCTGCACGGGCGCCGCGTGGGTCACGGCGGTCGGCCTCGCACTGACGTAAGGGGTCCGTCATGGACACCGATGTCTTTGTGGTACGCGTTACCGGGGTCGTAACCGGCCTGCTCTACAACGGACGCACGCGTGTTCGCGGCATCCAGTTCACGGGCACTGGTGTCGGCACGCTGGAGCTGCGCGACGGAAGCAGCGGCGGCGTCGTGAAGATGCTGCTCGATGTCGGGAGCGGCGTGGGCGACATCCTCATCCCGGCCGATGGCCTCCTCTTCACGACGGGTGTCTACGTGACCAGCACGGGTGCGTTCACATCGGCCAATCTTTTCTGCGGCTAGGAGCTGCCATGCGCAAGAAGTTCGACGACCTCGGCAAGGGCAAGTGCTTCGCTGCAGGCGGTGACGTGAAGGCCGAGCTGAAGTTCATGAAGGACAAGGGTGCGCCCAAGTCGATGATCAAGGCCGAGAAGAAGGAGCACGGGCTCCCGGCCTTCGAGGGCGGCGGCTCATCGGGTGGCGGCTCGGCCGGCAGCGCGGGCAAGAGCCGCTTCGTCGGCCACGGCGCGTTCAACTTCGGCAAGCAGAAGGCCAAGCCTTTCGCCGAGGGCGGCTCGATCGACGACGCGACGCGCGCTCGCGCGCTTGCGTGGGTCGACAAGCGGCGCGCACAGCAGGACGCTGAAGGCGCTGGCGACGCGAGTGCGGCTGAACCCTCACCGATCGCGCTGCCGGCGATCAAACGGCGTCCTGCTGCGACGCAGGGCCCTTCGCATGCACCCGGTCCCGCGCCCGTGGTCGAGCAGAAGACCACGACGGTCTACAGCCACGAAGGCGCCGGCAAGCCGCCGCCTCGCGACACGACTGGCTTCGCGGAGACGGCTTTCAACGCAGTTCGTTCTGCGTTGACTCCCAAGGCAGGGGCGCCCAAGGCCACCGAGGCGGATGCCGTCGCGGCAGCGAACAAGGGCATCCCCAAGGAGTGGACCGGGCAGGATCAGCCGCCGCCGGCCTATCGCCGGATGCACGAGAGCACCAGTGCGGCATCGCGCTATGCCGGCGGTGGCAGCATCGACGGCTGCGCATCGCGCGGCAAGACGCGCGGAAAGGTGATCTGACATGGCTGCGTTCCGACCCACTCCTCAAGCGTCACGCTTCGCACCCGCACAGGGTGCTTCCGCCGCACGTCCGGCAGCAGCGGCACCGCAAGCGGCAGCGCAGATGCAGGCGATGAAGCAGGCTGCATCGATGCCACAGCCTCCCGGTGGTCCTCCGGGCATGGTCGGCAATGCGTTGAGCGCAGCGAACATGCAAGCGCAGAAGGCAGGTCTGCCGCAGGCTCCGCAGGGCGGCATGCTCAGCGCGATGGGCTCTGCGCAGCCGATGGGCGGTATGCCGCCGCAGATGGCACAAGCAGCGCAGATGCAGGCGATGAAGCAGGCTGCATCGATGCCGCAGCCGCCCATGCCGATGGCAGGCGGTCCCCAGCCTCCGGGCATGGGCGGCACTGCTTCGATTGGTCCGCGGCCGGGGTTGCCGGTGATGCCGGGTGCGCCCGCGAGCGGCATGCTGCCGGCGCAGGGTGGATTCAATCAGGCACCGGCACAGCCGATGGGCGGCATGCAGTCGATGGGCGCAGCGCAGCCGATGCCGGCTGCTGCACCTGCGGGTCGCGTGATGCCCGGCGCTCCGATCGCGCGGCCGATGGCGATGAAGAAGGGCGGTGCCGTGAAGCTCGCCGGGGGCGGCAGCGTCGGCGGGCGTGGCGATGGCATCGCGCAGCGCGGCAAGACGCGCGGGACGATGCGGTAGGGCCTCATGGCTACCTCCGGCACTTCGATCGCCAACTTTGAACTCATCGACATCATCGAGGAGGCGGGGGAGCGTTGCGGCGTCGAGATCAGGGCCGGCTACCAAGTCCGCACCGCGCGCCGCAGCCTGAACCTGCTCCTGATGGAGTGGGCGAATCGGGGGATAAATCTGTGGACAGTCGAGGAGGTGCAGGTGCCGCTGATCCCCGGCACCGACGTGTATCTGATGGCCCCCGACACTGTGGATGTCTTCGAGGCGGTGATCCGCACGGGGCTCGGCAGCAGTCAGACCGATCTCGTGCTCAACCGGGTCAGCGGCGCGGTCTACATGACGGTGCCGAACAAGACCGCGCAGGGCCGGCCGTACCAAATCTGGGTCGACCGCCAGATCACGCAGCGCATCGTGCTCTGGCCTGTCCCTGACGCATCGATCCCCTACACGATGGTCTACTGGCGCCTGCGTCGCCTGCAGGACGCCGGCACGGGCCTGAACACGGAAGACGTGCCGTTCCGCTTCCTGCCGGCGCTGATCGCGGGGCTCGCCTACAACATGGCGCTGAAGTTCCCCGAGGGCCTGCCACGCGCGCAGGCGCTCAAGCAGCAGTACGACGAGGCGTGGAACTTCGCATCCGACGAGGACCGCGAGAAGGCGCCCGTGCGCTTCGTGCCGAGGATGATGCCGATATGAGCATCCCCTATGCGAACGGCGCCAATGCGATCGGGTTCTGCGACCGCTGCAACTTCCGCTACAAGCTCGGGCAGCTCAAGCACGAGTACGTCGCTGGCCGCAAGCAGAACCTGCTCGTGTGCCCGACGTGCTGGGACCCCGACCATCCGCAGAACTGGCAGGGACGCATCCCGGTGTTCGATCCGCAGGCGCTGCGCAACCCGCGCCCCGATCCGTCGATGGCCGCGTCGCGTGTGCTCAACCCCAACCCCGTGCCTGTTCCTGAGCCGCCCATCGGTGCGCCCGAGCACAACCCCTAGGAGAGCCGCATGGCCACGTCCCGCTCCAACCTGCCGAAAGAGATGATGCCGCTCAGCTCGACGCCGACGCGCAAGCCGCCCACGTCACAGCCGGAAACGGGCACCTTCAAGAACTTGAAGGCACCTCCGTTCGGCAAGGCGCCGGTTGCACCAAAGGGCAATCCGTTCGTCAAGAAGGCACCGGCCTTCGCGCGTGGCGGCAGCGTGCCCGAGCCGATGACGAGTCCGACGCGCGTGATCAAGGATCAGGTCGCGGTGACGCCGAAGGTCGAGTCCATCGCACGCGACTACAAGGTCAAGCCCGAGGGTGCAGGCATCATGCGCGGCACTGGCGCGGCCACCAAGGGCAAGAAGTTCTCCGGGGTGTACTGAGCCGTGAACTACACCGAGCTTAAAGCCGCTGTCGTCAGCTCGATCGGGAACACGTTTCTCGACGCCGACCTCGACCGCTTCACGCAGCTCGCCGAGGAGAAGATTTACAACGCGGTGCAGATTCCGGCGCTGCGCAAGAACCAGACGGGTGTTCTGACGATGAACAACCCGTACCTGTCGCTGCCGACCGACTTCCTCTACCCGTATTCGTTCGCCGTGATCGAGCCGACGACAGGTGAGTACCTCTACGCGCTCAACAAGGACGTGAACTACCTGCGCGACATGTTCCCTGATCCGACCCAGCAGGGGCGCCCGCGCGCCTATGCGCAGTTCGACAAGGACACGTTCATGCTCGCGCCGACGCCGGACCTGCCGTACGACGTGGAGCTGCACTACGGCTACTACCCGGCCTCGATCGTCACGGCGGGCACGTCGTGGCTCGGCGACAACTTCGAGTCGGCACTGTTCAACGGCACGCTGCTTGAGGCGGCGCGGTTCATCAAGGAAGAGCAGGACGTGATCGCGTTCTACCAGACGCTCTTCACGGACTCGATGGTGCTGCTCAAGCAGCTCGGCGACGGCAAGCTGCGGATGGACACCTTCCGTACACCCCAAGTGAAGGACACGGTGCGATGAGCAGTCTCTCGAAGTCAAAGGCACGCGATGTCGTCTCGGCGACGATGATCATGAGGCCCAGCGTCGAGCCCGAGACGGCGCAGGCGAAGGGCTACTACGTGGTGGAATGCTTCGCGCCCGATGGGTCGCTGAAGTGGGAGGCGCGCTCCAAGAACCTCGTGGTCAACGTCGGCCTCGCGGACATGTGCAACAAGTACTTCGCGGGTGCGGCGTACACGGCGGCATGGTTCGTCGGGTTGTACGGCGCGGCAGCGTCGAACAACCCGGCGGCTGGCGACACCATGTCGTCGCACGCGGGCTGGACCGAGGTGGTCCCGTACAGCAACGCGACGCGCGTGGCAGCGACGTTCGGCACGGCGACGACGGCGAACCCTTCGGTCATCACGACGCAGCTCGCGCCTGCGGTGTTCAACATCAACGCCATTGGCGTGATCGGCGGTGCGTTCCTGACCTCGAACAGCACCAAGAGCGGCACGACCGGCACCCTCTTCTCGGCAGCGGACCTGCAGTCGCCCGGCGACCGCAACGTGGCGAACGGCGACACGGTGAACGTCACCTACCGCTTCGAGCTGACGGCAACTTGAGCAGGATGTCATGGCATCGGGTGGCTGGGGCTCAGGTGGCTGGGGCGTGTCTGGATGGGGTGGTGGCGCGTATGACGGCGACATCATCGAGACAGCCTCGGCCATCGATCTGCCCAGCGTAGCCGCCAGCACCTTCGCCAGCCTCTCGATCATCGAGACGGCCAGCAGTATCGATCTTCCCAGCGCGAGCGCGACGCTCGCCAGCCTGTCGATCATCGAGCGCGCGAGCGCGATCGAATTCCCCAGCGTCATCGCCACGCTCCTGCTCGACGCCATCGAGCGCGCGAGCGTCATCGACTTCCCGAGCGGCGCAGTGGACTTCGTGGCGTCTGTCATCGAGGCAGCGACGGTTGCGGACCTGTTCAGCGCGGTGCCGAACTACGCGGTCGTCGTCATCGAGACGGCGAGCGCGCTCGACAAGGACACGCTCGGCAGCTTCTTCGACGTGACTCTCGTGGAGCGGGCCAGCGCGATCGATCTGCCGTCGAGCACGGTCATCTTCCCCGCGGACATACTGGAAGGCGCGAGCGCGCAGGACATCGTGTCGGGGCTGATGGACGTGTTCCCATCGGTGCTGGAGCAGGCTGGCATCACCGACTTCGCTTCCGTTTCGCTGAGCGTGACGGTCGCGATCGTCGAGGCTGCGAGCATCGCCGATCTGGTCAAGGCACGGTTCCTGTGGGAGCCGGTCGACGACAGCCAGAGCGGGACGTGGACGCCGGTCGACGACACTCAGGGCGGCGCATGGACGCCGGTTGCCGCTGCGCCAGCCGAGACGTGGACATCGGTTGCTCCCGCGCCGGCTGGCGCATGGACCCCCGTGGACGATACGCAGACCGGGCCTCCGTGGACCCCGGTCGACAAGACCTAAGGAGCAGTCATGCCGAGTACCTATACCTCCCTGCTGCGGCTGACGCTGCCTGCCGATGGCGAGCTGATCGGCACATGGGGTCAGGTCGTCAACAACGGCATCACGACGCTGGAAGAGACGGCGATCGCTGGCTCATCGAACATCGTGATGACGGACGCGAACCGCACGCTCACGACGGCCAATGGCGCCACGGATGAAGCGCGGAACATGGTGATCGCGTTCACCGGCACGCTCACCGCGCAGCGCGACATCATCGTCCCCACGTCGAGCAAGATTTACTTCGTTCGCAATGCCACGACAGGTGGTTTCGGCCTCAACGTCAAGACCTCGGCCGGCAGCGGTGTCGTCGTGCCGAACGGTTCGGCGATGCTGGTGTATTGCAACGGCACCAACGTCGTTGCTGCGATCTCGACGCTGGTGGGAACGGGGCAATTCCTCCTCGCTGATGGCACGGCGGCAGCGCCGAGCTTGTCGTTCTTGAGTGATACCAATACCGGCTTGTACTGGGTCAGCGCCGATGACCTCGGGTTTGCGACAGGTGGTTTGCAGCGGATGCAGCTCGATGCCAACGGTACGTTGTCGTTCGCTGTTCCAACGAATGCCGGTGCACCTCCGATTCAAACGATCGCTGCGGCCGGAGGTTTCAGCGGTGATTTTCGGGGTCGGTCATCCGACGACCTCGCGGTTCTTCGGTTGCTGAACAACGCCTATTCGGTGCAACGGGCCACGTTCCAGTGCGACAACGCCAATGGCTACGTCGGCACGACAGCGAACCTCCCCTTCGGGCTGTTGCAGAACGGTGTCGCCAAGCTCACGCTCAACACGGCAGGTGATGTTGTCGTCAACAACAACATCTACGGGGCCAACATCTACGTCGGTTCAAGCGTGGGGTCGGCCGGCACGTATGGCATCTCGGGCGGTTTCGGCGCCTCGATGATTACTTGGGGTACTAGTGCGGCAGGTGCAGGTCGTCTCGATCTTTACACGAGTGGCGGCGCGGCGATGATCTTCCCGCGTGTTGCATCGGCGGTGAACTATGTGGAGCTGACGCAGGGTGCGACGGGTAATGGCCCGAACATGAAGGCTGTTGGTTCCGATGCCAACGTGCAGTTCAATTACTACGCGCAAGGCACGGGTTCGCATGCCTTCTGGATCAACAACCAAGCGCATGTTGTCATTGCGGCTAACCCGGGTACCAATCGCTATCTCTCGCTCACGGGTGGGGTTTCGGCCAACCCGAGCGTCAACGACAGCTTCGCGCAGGGCGTTCGGATCGCCAACTGCTCCTTCCAAGTGATCGGTTCAGGACGCCCGTGGACGGGCTCGGTCACGGAGTCGCAGGGCTACATCTACAACGTCGCGCTCGGTATCTGCAATGCGACGGCGAGTGCGAACAACCGCATCCATGAGTGGTACAAGGATTCGGTGTCGCTGTATGGCCTGTGGATCAGCGACAACACGGGTGCAGCGACTCCGTGGATTCGTGTGACGGGTGGTCAGGCTGCAGGCACTACCGCGATCGACTTCACCACTGCTGCCAGCGGTGGGGTGACTTTCGCCACCGGTTCGGGTGGTGTGGCAATCACAGGCACGGCTTCAAGCAGTGGTACGTTGTCGGTTCAGGACACGGGCGCTGCGGGTGCCAACATCAGGATGATTGGCGACGGTGCCACGACGCCCAAGAAGTTCATCCGGGTCACGGGCGGTGCCTTCCAGATCATCAACGATGCTTATTCAGCCGCGCCGCTCAGCCTGTCTGATGCGGGCGTGATGACTGACATCCGGGGCTTGTCGTGGGCTCGTGATGCAGGCACGGCTGGGGGCTCGGCGCCGCCTGTCGGCAGCATCATTTTCGGCAGTGTCGGCGCGACTGTCATTGCTGCATTCGCGACCGTCAATGCCGCTACCACCAACATCCTCGTCAGCAACACGGCCAGCGGGACCAGCACCGCGGTCAACGCCGGCACATGGCGCAACCTCGGTGCCCGTGATGCCAGCGTCGGGCACGCGCTCTGGCTTCGCAC